CCGATCTTCAACACCGGCCGGCCCTGCAAGCCAAGAAAACCCAACAACCTTGCTTTCTAGCTTAAATATGAAGATGGATCAATTGATTCGAATTCAAAGTGGCGCGAAAGAAACTGGAGAAAAACAATTGAGAGCTCAACGTAGTAGCAACAATATGGACATGTTTACAAACGTGCCGATAGCTTAATTGGATAAAAAATTATGAGTTGGAAAAAATACTTTACCCCTGTAAACGTCGGCAACCAATCCACTGGATATAGTCCAATTAGTGGCGGTGGACGTCCAGGCCCTGCCCATGCAAACTACTCAAGCTACTTGCCTGATGTATATGCAGGTTCCCCAAATAGACTAGAACGCTATATTCAATATGACACCATGGACAGCGACAGTGAAGTCAATGCTGCCCTAGATATCCTGGCAGAATTCTGCACACAAAAAGACAAAGAAAACAATACACCTTTTCAAATTTCTTTTAGAGGTACGCCAACTGCTACCGAAGTTAAATTGCTAAAAGAAAGTCTACAAAAGTGGTGCAAACAGCAACAACTTGATATTAGAACTTTCCGTGTTGTCCGTAATACTTTCAAATACGGTGATTGTTTTTTCCTACGCGATCCAGAAACCAAAAAATTATTATACATCGATCCACTTAAAGTTACTAAAATTATTGTCAACGAAAGTGATGGTAAAAAGCCTGAGCAGTATGTTTTAAAAGATATTAATTTTAATTTTGTAAATTTAATAGCAACTACACAACACGGTACAACTAATACAACTCCAAGCGGTACTAGCAATTATACCAGCGGTGGTGGCTATGGCAAAGGTATGACTGGTAATGTGGCGACTTCTACAGGAACACGTTTTCAGAATCAACAAAACGAAATTACTGTAGATGCAAAACACATTGTACACATCAGTCTAAGCGAAGGCCTAGATCAAAACTTTCCTTTTGGTAACAGCCTATTGGAAAGTGTTTTCAAAGTATACAAGCAGAAAGAATTGCTAGAAGATGCGATCATTATCTATCGTATTCAACGTGCTCCTGAGCGTAGGATTTTCTATGTTGACGTAGGTAACATGCCAGCACACATGGCCATGGCTTTTGTTGAACGTGTTAAAAACGAAATTCAACAGCGTAGAATTCCTAGTTCTACAGGTGGCGGACAAAACATGGTTGATGCCAGTTACAATCCGCTGAGTGTTAATGAAGACTATTTCTTTCCACAGACAGCAGAAGGTCGTGGTTCAAAAGTTGAAACACTTCCAGGCGGAACTAATCTAGGTGAAATTACAGACCTACGTTATTTTACCAACAAGCTATTCCGTGCCCTGCGAATTCCAGCAAGTTATCTGCCAACAGCAATTGACGAACAGCCTAACACGATGGCTGACGGAAAAGTAGGCACAGCATATATTCAAGAGCTACGCTTCAATGAATACTGTAAACGTCTACAAAATCTAATTACTCCAACCTTAGACTTGGAATTTAAGATTTGGATGGACTATCAAGGTGTAAACATTGACAACAGTCTATTTGAATTGAGATTTAATCAGCCACAAAACTTTGCAGCATATCGTCAGAGTGAGCTTGATACAGCTCGTGCAGCGACCTACAGCACAGTTGCAGAAATTGCACATCTTTCTAAACGTTTTGCACTAAAACGCTTCCTGGGACTAAGTGAAGAAGAGATTAAAGAAAATGAACAACTATGGAGAGAAGAGCAAGGTGCTACGTTGAAACCAGTAGGTGATGCAGCAGCACAGATGCGAGGAGCAGGTATTACTCCTAGTGGAATCGGCGGTGAAATGGCTGGTCAAGATGCAGAAGCTCCGGATGATATGGCAGCTATGGCTCCTGCAGAAGGTGGCGTAGAAGAGCCTGCAGCCACAACTCCGCCCGCAGCCGGATAATCATAAATACATTATGCTCCTACGTGAATTCTTTTATTTTAACAATACCACCAATGACTTTTCAGTCGATCAACGATATGAAAGCTCTAGAGATAGCACTGTGGTTAAAAAATCAGACACACGTAAACTGCGCCTAACACTAGGACAGATCAACCAGCTGCGTATTCAAAGTGAAGCGCATGAGTTCGAAGAAGAATCCGAACGTGCTTTCATACAACAAATGTACGGAACTCCAGTTGAAGCAGAACAATCCGCAGAATGAAACAGCTTTCGTACTAGGTAATGGCAAGAGTAGACTAAGATTAAACGCTACTTCATTGCTTGACCTAGGCACAGTCTATGCCTGTAACGCAGTATATCGAGAATTTGATCCAGACTTTTTGATAGCAGTTGACGTTAAAATGGTCAACGAAATCATCTCTTCAGGCTACCATAGGAACCACAGCGTGTGGTCAAACCCAAATAAGGGTATTAATTCTAAATCAGGAATCAACTATTTTAATCCGCACAAGGGTTGGAGTAGCGGTCCTACAGCACTAGACTTTGCCTGTTCTCGTGGGCACAAAGACATTTATATATTTGGCTTTGACTACGCAGGCATTGGCGGCAAATTCAACAATGTATACGCAGATACCTTTAACTACAAACGCAGTGATGATGTGGCTACATACCACGGAAATTGGCTAAGCCAAACAGAAAAAACAATAAGAGATTATAGACATACTCAATTTTATAGAGTTATAGAGCCAGGCGGATTTATACCCGACAAATTGCAAAACGAACTGCTAAATCTCAGACATATTACGTTTGACGATTTTGCAAACATATATCCTGGTACTATATATACAGACGAAACGATTCAAAAAAGTACCATTTAACGCCTAATTGTAATCATTGTGTTAAATAAAATGTATGACAGCCTAACCATCTTTAAGGAGAATATAACCATGGCAGACAAGAATTTACTAGCGCAGATGCTAGAAAACTTGGTCAATGATGACCAAGCTAAAGCAGAAGAATTATTCCACGAGTATGTAGTTTCTAAATCTCGTGAGATCTATGAAGATCTAATCGAATCAGAGCTACAAGACGAAGAAGTCGACGAAGCTACTGACGAAGAAGATGAAGACAAAGTTGACGAAGCTTCTGAAGAAGATTCAGACGACGAAGAAGTTAAAGAATCATCTGAAGAAGAAGATGACGAAATGGAAGAAGGTTTTGAAGATGTAGCTATCGAAGCCGATGACGACATGGGTGCTGATCCTACAGATGATCTAGCTGGCGAGTTAGATGGTGAAGACAAAGACCTAAGCGACGAAAGCGAAGGCGAACTATTCCAAGATTTAGATGCTATTGTAGATGAACTACAAGCACGTTTTGATGCACTAGGCGGCGGTGATGATCACGCTGAGCCAGATGCAGACAACATGGGCGGCCCAAGCGATATGGACGCTGACAACGAAGGTTTTGAATTAGCTACAGTACGTGAGTATGTAGAAAAAGTTCCAGCTGGTCACGGCGCAGAAAAGAAAGGCGCAGCTCCTGGACAAAACGTAGGTGCTGAAACAGGTGCTAATTCACGTGATGCTGAGAAAAATACTAAATCAGTTGTAGCAGGCAAGAATGACATGGGCGGCACAACTGCTAACATTCTTTCTTCTAAAGAAGACACAGCTACATATGCTAATCAAGGTCAATTAAAAGGCAACGGTCTTACAAAAGGCAACGTTGTTCCAAACCCAGATGCTAAAGGCAACATCAATGTTCCAGGCGGTAAAGCAGGTAATGCATTTACTACAAAACAGCCAGGACATGGTGCTGAGAAAGCTGGTTCTAAAGAAACAGCTGACAACAAGCAAAGTCTTTTCCGTGGCCGTAGATAATAGGACGAAAAGGTGAAAAAACTTACCCTAGCAGAACATTTGAGTTACGATCAGGCTAAGATTGTCTTGGAGAGCGAGGAAGGTGCGGACGGCAAGAAGTCGCTGCATTTAAACGGTATTTGCATTCAAGGAGACATCCGCAATGCAAATCAACGTGTTTATTCTTCTCAAGAAATTGGCAGGGCTGTCAAAACGCTCAACGAGCAGATCGCTGGTGGGTACTCAGTACTAGGTGAAGTTGATCATCCAGAAGATTTACGAATCAATTTGGACAGAGTTAGTCACATGATTACAAAAATGTGGATGGACGGTCCAAACGGTTACGGAAAACTTAAACTACTTCCAACTCCAATGGGTCAGTTAATTCAGACCATGTTGGAGTCGGGAGTCAAGTTGGGAGTAAGTAGTAGAGGTTCAGGAGAAGTGGACGGGCAAGGTAATGTTCAAGGTTTTGAAATTATCACTGTTGACGTTGTAGCTCAACCAAGCGCCCCGGGAGCCTACCCAACCCCAGTATATGAACACTTGATGAATAATACAGGTGGATATCAGGCATTTAGAATAGCAAAAGAAGTTCAAGGCGATCCAAAGGCACAGCAGTACATAGCAGAGAGCTTGGTGAAAATCATCAAGGGTCTCAGATAACCAAGTAGGAGAATCACATGCTAGATATCGTAAAACAATTGTTTGAGAACAATGTGATTTCCGAAGAAATCAAATCGGAAATTGAATCAGCTTGGGAAAGCAGAATTCAAGAAAGTCGTGATCAAATCACTGCTACACTACGTGAAGAATTTGCTCAGAAATATGAGCACGATAAAGGCGCAATGGTAGAAGCTGTAGAAGGAATGTTAGCAGATCGCTTACAAGCAGAACTAACAGAATTCGCAGAAGACCGCCAAGGCCTAATCGAAGCAAAAGCAAAATACGCAAAGAAAATGACCCAAGATTCTAAAGCATTAGAATCTTTTGTTATGAATAACTTGGGTAGAGAGCTTGCTGAACTACACGAAGATCGTAAAGCAGTAGCAGGTAACGTAGCAAAATTAGAATCTTTTATTGTGGATGCACTAGCGAAAGAAATCGCAGAATTCCACGCTGACAAGAAAGATTTAGCAGAAACTAAAGTGCGTCTAGTACGTGATAGTAAAGCTAAGTTTGAGCAAGTTAAAAGAGATTTCATCAGCAAATCAGCTAAAATCATCGAAGAAACAGTCTCCAAAGGACTACGCTCTGAAATGACTCAGTTGAAAGAAGATATTAATGCTGCTCGTAGAAATGATTTTGGTCGCAAGATTTTTGAAAGCTTCGCAAGCGAATTTGCTGCAAGTCATCTAAATGAAAAATCTGAAACAGCAAAACTATTAAAAGTAGTTGCGCAGAAAGAAATGGAATTAGAAGAAGCAGCTAAAATTGTTGCAGACACAGAAAAACTAGTAGAAAGCAAAAATGCTGAACTACGCATCGCTAGAGACATGAGCACACGCAAGGAAGTTATGAATGAATTGCTAAGTCCATTGTCTGGTGATAAGCGTTCAGTAATGGGCGAGCTATTAGAATCAGTTCAAACTGAAAAGCTCCGTGC